CTTTAAATCCTTGGCTGTGTCTCCGCTGCCAGCAAATCCAAGCCCATCTATTACAGCGCTAAAGGGCATAATTAACTCCTGAAAATTCGCTGCACCAAGCTGTACGCTATTTAGTGCGTCCCAAACCTCATCGTTAAGGCCATCAACTATGGTTGAGCCAGGGGTAATACCTCGGCATACACCAATAACGGCAATCTCGCCGTTGGCGGCATTAATAAGAGCTTTAGCGGCACAATCGGCTGTAAAGTCAACGTTACTACTCATTAGAGGCTCGCCCGAAACGACTATCCACAGCTTAGCACCGTTTCCAGCCTCGTTGTAAAAGTCCCTAATCTGTTTCCATGCTGCTAGGTTTACGCCTGCGGCTACGCCGTCGGTGGCAAACTGGGTTATTCCTTTAGCCTCGGCATCTGCCAGGCCATAAATGGCGTGTGGAACTTTTAGTACCAGCTTATCGGTTACTGCAACGCCGGGCAAAATTATGCCCATTATGCTATCCTTGGTAACCGCAACCTGACCAAGCCCATCGCGCCGTACTTTTATTATTACATTTGGTAGTGCCATGGCTAGTCGAATGTTTTAATTTTAACGTCCTGTGTTTTTGCCGACTGCTCGGCATAGGTTTTATTAGTAAACCAATACTTGCCCGCTTGGTAAACAACCTTTACGCCGTGCTTACGCTTTAGCAAGCTGGCTGTTTGTTCGTCGAGTAAAGCCTTGTTAACTGGCTTAGGAATGGTCGCCGTTCTAGTCTCGGTTTTCACCTTAGACTTTACGGTTTTTTCGGGAACCACCTCAACAGGAGTGTCGGCTGGCTTGTTTTTTGGGGTTTGTCCCTCTGTAGCCTTTTCGCCATCATCCCTAACAAGGTTAACGTCGGGTTTTGTCCCCTCGTTAGTGCTAGGCTTTTGCCCGCTCCCAGTATTTTTATTAACGTTTTTGTTACTCATCAGTATTCGTTTTTATGTTAGTAGTTGGTTTTGCTGCTACTCGCTGAATTTCAATTACAGGCTGGTAGAAAATGGTTTTAAAATCGGTTTGGTAGCTAACGTAACGTAGTCCATACTCAACCACGGTGTCGGTAATTCTATTCAGCGGGTTCATATCCACAGTTGCAAAACCTTGCAATGCGTTATACAGCTCATCAATGGCGTCTAAATCTTTAATGGCCTCCGAGTTTTGCTCACCACCTTCAAATGTATCGCCAAGATGGTCGGTGTAAATCCTAATACTTATTATCGTTTCGCCAAGTTGACTATCCCCAGTATTAGACCATTGCGTAGGCATAAACTCAATTAGGCACGACGGAAAAGGTATGGGGTAATTATCGACCGCTCGGGCTATCTGCCCCTTCTGGAGGTCTATATACTCCAGTTGGGGCAGGTTTTCCCTTAACCTTTGGCATAATGCCTTATATATTCGCCTACGTAGCATTAGCCTACGCTAGGTTAATTGCGAGGCTAAAATCAGTAGCTGCAAGCGTGCGTGCATCGGCAAACGATACGGCATTCTTACTAACCTGCGACTTAACGCTTACGTCGCCCGCAAACACGTCACCCGTTGGGGTTATGGTAATTGCGTAAACGGCAGTTGCGCCCTCATCGGCAGTAACACTCTGGCGAACGGCAGTTGTGGCAACCAATGCTTTCAGAATTTCGCTAAGGTAAACGCGAGTAGTCCCGGCAGCAATGGTTGTAGTTGTACCTACAGCGGCGCCATCCTTTTTAACTGCTAATGTTAAAATAACAGGGGTTGGTGCGGCAAACTCAATAAGGTGGTCGGAAACATAATCGGTAAGCACATCATCAATCGCCTCTGGAGACTGATTAGTTAACGTAACCGTGTTCAATTTTGCTCCGCTAATAGCGCTGTTTAGGTTTGTACCCTCAATTAATTTAAGCATGGCTACGGCTGTCGTGTCAACAACTATCTGCCCGCCATTAGGGTCGAGTGCAGAGTAAATTAAGCCGCTATAGCGCTGTGCCGACATTTGAAAATCGGACTTAAACCTATGCTGGAAACCAAACTCGTAAGCGCGGCCACCTGGATTAGTCGACTTGTCTTGGTAGAACATCTCCATGTTACCACCCGCTCTAAATACTTGGTTTTTGCAAAACAGTAAGGCGGCGGGGGCAATGTCGCCAACGTGAGCTGCACCTTGTGCTGCCCTCTTGCTTTGGCCAACATCCCATCCTAACCCAAGTTTCTCACCAAGGCTCTTATGTATTTTAAAGTTGTAATACTCAACCATTTTAGGTTCAATAACGCCCGTATTCTGCATGTTCTTAAGTTGCCCCTTCAGTATGTCGTTATTGTTAACAAGTTGCCACCACATATCAGAGGGTAATACAAGGTTACGTCCGTCAGGAAACTCCTCCCTATCGCAAGCAATAGCCAGCGCAATAATGTCCTCTAGTGTCGTTGTTTTTAAACCACCCATTACATGCCCAGTAGTTGGAATAACAATCTTTTTATTGCCCGCAGTTTCGGGTGCAAATGCATAGGCGGCATCGGCTATCTGCTGGCGAATAATTGCATCGGCTGACTTGCGAGTGTAGTGCTGTACCTTTTGAAAAGGCAAGGCGTGTAGATAAATGTTACGAATTTTGTAGTTCTGGCTGTCGTATACGTCAAGCTCAACATCGTGCTTAGTCTCAAAGGGCTCAACGCTATCAATGTCAGTTACCCTATTCTTATATACTGCAGGGTCGTCGCCAGCTTCTGGAAACCGAAGGGTTTGCCCTCCCTCAACAAATGCGCTCAAATCCTCAGCCTCATTTAGCCAGGTCTCAATACCATTATACTCCTCCTTTAGCGATGTCAAAAACAGCATCTTTTGGGTGTCGAGCGTAATGGGGGCAGCGGCTAGGCTCAATCCGCCATAGCCAAACGTTTTAAGCCCAATAATGGCCGTTCCATTGGTGGCCACCTCGGCAATGGCCACAGCGGCCACAATTAAAAAGAAAATTAAACCAAATAATTTTTTCATTGTCAGTTTGTTTGTTTAGGTTTTTATTTAGCCTATAAGGCCCTCTTTTTTAGCACTAGCCTTAAAAGCTTCCTCTAAAGCCTTGAATTTTTCGGGCTCATCCTTTGCCATAAGCGACAGAGCGTCGGGGTCTTTTTTGAAAAAGTCCAACATCGTCCACGCCTCACGACCGGTTGCGGGTTTTCCGCCGCCTTGTCCTTGAGCAAATTTTTTAATTTCCTCAGCAAGCTTTTTTGCTTCAGCATCACCCTTTGGCTCCGTAGGCTTTTTGCCATCACCGTCCACTTTCTCTGCGGGGGTTCTTGCGTCCAGCATCTTTTCAACAGTTTCGCAATCGCTCTCGGCAAGTTTAGTGAGGTGTTCTACCTCCGCCTCCTGCACCACTCCCCGCTGTGAGTGAAGCTTAATTAGGTTCTTGGCGTTTAGCTTGTGCTGAGCCGCCAACTGCTCTCTGAGGCCTTTGAGTTCTAACTCCCTAGCCTCGGCGTTTTCTTTTTCTTTTCCGTCCATTGTTGGTTTTGGATTTGGTTTTTTGTCAATAAGACTTAGCGAATAGTTCTCCCCTTCGGGTGTGCAAAGTTTAATCGCGTTTTTTTGTCCTGGCACGGTTACCAGACTAATCTCAAGCAACTCGCTTGTTGTAATAGTGGCGTACTTCTGTCCGACCACTAGCATGGCTGGGTCTTTACTTTCCGTTAAGGGAATTACGTGCAGGCTTACGGCATTCATATAGCCGTCCTTGTACTTCCAGTACAACTTAACCGCCTCCTCATCGTGGCGGTCGAATTCAACAACACCGCTAAAAACGCTATTCTCAACCTTTAAGTTCTTCCATTTGCCCACAGGTACGCTCCATGTGTTATGCTGCACGCAGCAAACGGGATTGCTGAGAAAGCCAGTATTGTCTATCCCTTCAACTAATAGTCGCCACCCTTTACGGTTAACCGTATTGTCGCAAATAACAAAAGGTATCTCCATTACTTCGGGTAGCTCACGCTCTTTCTTTACCATAGAATTTTAGCTAATATTTATGCTCCAAAACTATATCATCAAAAAACAAAAAGCCGAAATATGTGAAAGCCTTGCATACTTTTAGGAAAGGCTTTCCTATTTCTATGCAAGGCTTTCCTATTTTTTGGAAAAAGCCGGCGGCTTTCTTCAACTTTGACAAAATAATAGTTACATTATGGCTCGAATCTCAAAAGAACTTTCAGACAGCAAGAAACAGCATGGGCGCGACCTCTATGTTAAGGGCTTCCTTATAGAGGTAATTTCCGATATTATTGGAATGGCGGTAACAACCGTTAGGAAATGGGCAAGAGAGGGAGATTGGGAAACAGCTAAACAGAGCAACTACATTGCGCTGGGCGAGTTAAGGCATACCATCCTTGAAAGCTTCATAGCCCTAAAAAATGGCGAAGTACCCAAAATAAAGCCCGACGAGGCGGCTAAGTACGCCAGCGCATTCGAAAAACTTAGCGATAAACGCAAGGTACTCTCGTATATGCACGAAAGTTATGAGATGCTAACCGACGAGCTTACCTCCGCCGTTCAAAATGCCAAAGGAAAAGCGGCAAAAGAAAAGGCACTACTGGTGCTCAAAACAACCAGGGCAACCACCGACACCATAATTACCAAACTTACAGCCGAGGCGCTTAACGAAAACATGTAAACTATGCTTAAAATGTGGTTTAAAGAGTTTTTAAATGAAATATCAACAGACTTTAAGGGGCTGAAACTTTACTTGCTGCAAGCCCTAGTTGTTTTGCGAATGCGAAGAATTAAGCAACGAGCAATGAGGCTACACCGCAAGCATAAGGGGCAATTCTTTGTGGTAAAG